TATCAATATTTTCAGTATCTATTTTCCATGTTTGTTCTTTTTCAGGAACAAACTTAGCATTTGCCATAAGTGCATCACTAAAGTTGCCCATCCCTTTTTTTTTAGAGCCAAACATTGTATCCATCTCTCTTCCCCACTGAGCTTTTTTATCTTTATATTTCTGAGTCCCTTCTTCAGCACCAGCCCAATGTTTCTTTAACCATAATTCACCTGCATCTCCACCTTCTGCTACTTCATCAAGGGCTGAAAAGATAAGAGGGTCTGAACCTTTCTTCTGCCAAAAGTCTGCCATAAGGAGTTCCCCTTGTTGCTCGTCTGTTAATTGAGAAGCATCAAATCCAATACTTGGGTCTTTCATACCTTCTTGATTTAGCCAACTAGGTACAGGTCTCCTTTGTTTTGTATACCAATGAGCAAGTCTATTCCTAGCAGTCATCCCACCAGCTTGTTCAAATTCCCCCTCTTTATTCTTAAAAGTTTTTTCAAATTGATATAATCCTCTTCCTGGGCCACCTCCAGTTTGTGCTATGTTTTTATTTTTAGACTCAGCATATCCAATCTGACTTAACATTGTATCTACATCAGCTGTAGTTGAATCGTAGTTAGAGGCGAACCATTCTTTTAAGGATGGCTTTGTGACTTTTAAATTTTTATTACTACCTTTATCTAAAGTATTAAATAGGTCTGACATTATGCTATTATCCAGTTTTTTGCTTTTTTAATGGGTTTAAACCAAGTTCTCTTGCTCTTTTCTTTTACCATATTAGGTGGAAATGCGTGTAACTGCGCATAAAACAGCGTCTCTATGGTATCATCATGGGCCATCTTCGGGCCAAATGTAAGTATTTCATTAATTAAATCAAACATATTTTCTCTGATATGTATTGTTCCCATACTGAATCTTCCTGATAAGCCAGAGTAAATCTTATTACGCTTCTCCCTACCTCCAGGCTTTTCTGGAATAACAGATATAGAAAACTTATTTAATCTCTTTCTTTCAGTATTTAAGGCTTGGAAAATTGAACGATTCATAGCGACATCTTCTACTGTTGAAGACATACAATGGTATTTTTCATGCATTTCTATAATGTAATCTACTACACCTTTTTTACCTACAATAGTACCATCAAAGCTTTTTTCCCCTATAGTTGGTATCGACCTATGCCTTTCATATTCTAATGTATAAAGATTATTATCAGGGTCAATAGCTATAGCCATTATAACACTAAAGTCTGAATGCTTAGTATTAATATCTGTAGCAGGGTCGCACCCAGCAAATGTGTTGACAGGGACTTCTTCTCCATTAATAACCAAATAGTTAACACCTTTATCTTCATCGTGTTTATAATATCCATCCCAATTCTTAATTGAAGACCTCTTCCAAACAGAGTCTTCTTCGCTTTGTACTTCCATCATATACTCTTGGTAGTACTTCTGAGACTCCCCACTATCTCTATAAAACTTTTTCTTTTCTTCTAGTTTCTTTTGACTAAAGAAGCTGGGCCAAAGAACAGTCCCATCAGGGAGTTCAGCTTTGTATGTTATAACTTTCCATGCAAATTCTTTATTTTTTGCAACAGCCCTGTCATGATTCGTAAGCAGATTGTTAATAAAGGAATCATAATGTACGGGAGTACCATTAACACGCAACCTCCCAGTATGAGGCTCAAGCGCAGGATATACGACGGCAGTGACAAGATTCGCATTTTTTGCTCTAGACTCTGGGGTGATTGTGTTTTGTTCGTGTTCAAAATCGTCAAGTATAATAAGGTCGTACCTTTTATGTAACTTTGCCCCTCCTCTAATTCCTGCGACATTGCTTTTACTAATAAGCTTACATCCATTAGAAAGCTCTATATCCTCTTCTGTCCACTTCTGCCCTTTTAATGCTCCAAAAAAATATTTTATTTTCTCATTGTACTCAAGATGGTACTTAATATAATCCATATTACCAACTGAAAGTTTCTGAGTTGCTGAAACCCAAGCGTAAAAATGCATATCATCTTTAGGACAAAAAAGAAAATCCTTTAATATACTTGCTTTAGTTAATACAGTCTTCCCATGCCCTCTTGGTAATATAATAGCTAATTGTTTTGTCTCAGGGTCATTGATATAATCAGCCATTTCATAATGGAAAAATGGCGTTTCGCTTCGCATAAAATCATCAGGTAAAAATAATTTGCCAAATGCTATTAAGTCTTTATGAGCTAATCTTAGAGCTTCTTCTGCTTCTGTTGTGTTTTGAGAATTTAATTGCAACTCTGAACCAAGTCCCTATATTAGTACTGTTTTTATATATCCTATATGGTAATTTAACTAGAAATGACATTATGCCTCCGCTAATTTCTCTGGGACATACATACCTTTAATTATTGACCTCATCTCATTCATCATTATAAAGTCCTTAACCTCTGGGTGTTCCCAATTAATTTTAGATTCTAATCTTTTTATTTTTGTAATCCCTGTATCTAATCGCATAGGGCTAGGAGTAATTATAATTTGCTCATGCATAGAAAGGATACCAAGTGCCTGTTGTTTTACTAACTCCAGTATCATTAACATATATATCAAGTATCCAAAATCCTGTATGTGATGATAATCTCTTACCTCTCATCCAAGCTGTTTGCCTTTGGAAAGCACCAGCACTATAACAGTGTATATGTCTATCAAAGAGATATGTGCTTTTATGTACATGACCCAAAAGCATTACATTAGGTTTTTGACCACCTGTTAATGACTCTACAATTTTTTGTATTCTATAAGAAACAGCATAACTACTACCATCTTCACCATGCCAAAGCCTAACTGTAGCAGCATCTCCTAATGCTAAATCTCCTTCATCGTGTCCTAAGAAAGTAGCGTGTTCAATAGAATCACATACATCTGGGACTATTAAAGCACCATTGGATTTAATAAACCACCTATCGTGATTTCCGTCAATCATATATAAAGGAGCAGGACATCTCTTCATATACTTTATAGCAACCTTCTTCTGCTCGTGATACCCTAAGTGAGATAACTCATAAATATGTCCTGGGCGATTAGACATCCCCTCAGTTAAGTCACCTACTTGGCAAACAATGTCAACTTTTTCTTTTTCAAATTCTTTAAATGCTTTATTAACTAAAGGGTAGAGACAGTATTTACTACCAAAATGTATATCTCCCATAACTCCTATTCTTGTTCTCTCACCACTAAAATTTACTACAGGAGTGCTAGATTGACCTGGAAGTATTCTTGCCCCTTTAGCTATTGCTTGAAGTTCAGTCTTTGAATAGTTAGCTTCTATATCCTTTAAGACCTTACCTCTTTCGACATCAAACCCTAAAGCTTTAGCTCTCCTTAAATACCTCCTAAGAGTCTGCTCTTTTATCCCAAGTATATCAGCAGTACGGTCTCCGTGTATATAATAATGAGCTACTACTTCATATATCCTATCCTTTCTTCCGTGATTAGTATCCCCTTCTATGTCCGATTTATCCATTAATCACTTTTAGTCTTTTTAGGGTTATCTTCTTCCGATAAGATGCCATTTATTACTGTCAATGCCCCCACAATCATTTGATATTGTGCATAAAGGTCTTCTCTCTGCTTCTCTAAATCAGTCCGAGTCTTCTCTAACTTCGTCTGGTAGTTGACTTTGCTCACTGCTAACCTCCCTATTTTCTGCTAATTGTAATTCATCCCTTGTGAATCCCTGAAAAATCCCAACTACATCAGTTTCTTTCTTTATTGTCCCAGATGTACCTATTATTTTAGCTAATTCTTTAGTAGATTGCAAGATAATATTATCATCCTCACTGTAGTCCGATAAAGACTTCAGCTTTGCAAGTACATATTCATGGTCAATCCCTAATGACTTGGCAACATCTAATGCCCCTTTTTCTATTTCCTGCATGACTCTCCTTTGTCTGAGTAGTATTGCTGCTTTCTTACTAGCAACCTCAGAATTTGATTCTTTAAACGCATCCATAAAAGCCTTAGTTCCACCCATGCCAATAACATAATTGGTAGCAAACTGTTTTTCTTTTTTTGTGACATTTTCCCTCTCCTTTACTCTACTATTAGTGTTCTTTATAGTTTTAGAAAAAGTGTACCTATTATTATGCTGGTTAAAATCAGCATCCATATATGATTTAGGGTTTACAAGAAAAGTACCTACTACAGTCCTAACATAACCAGAACTATGTTTATAATTCTTTCTATCATTAGGGTGTGATATACCAGACTTCTTTAATATCTGCAATATCCTATTATCATCTGAATACGCCCAATCACCTTCATTAGCTTTTTTCCAGTTTTCTACAACCTCTGTGTTAGGATGATGAAGATGGAACTCACTTATGTCATCATATACATAATGACGCTTGTGTTTAATTGTCCGATATTCCATGTCCAGTATGCGCCTCCTCCAACTGCTGATGTAAACTATCTATAACATCTAGTACAACAGTAGGAACATACATAATTTCCTTATTTATTTCTATAGCATCATATTCATAGAGATT